TCACTGGTACTGTAAATAAGAATGGTTGTATTCTTAATAAGGTGGGCGAAACTATTGAAGTCGCTCGCAACAGTGTTGATGATAACAAAGACAATCATTGTTCTCATGGCTTGCACATTGGCAGCTATGACTATGCAAAGGATTGGGCTGGTAACGACGGCCATCTAATGATGGTTGAATTTAATCCTTGTGATGCAGTTAGTGTGCCTACTGATTGCAACTTCCAGAAGCTTCGCGTTTCTAAGTACAAGGTCATTGGTGAAGTTCCTTTCGAGCGCGTTAAGGAAACTGAAGCTCCGCTCAATGAGCCTTATTACAACACTGAAGAAGAAATCAGCGTCGATGACGATTGTGGTTGCAATATCAGTGAAGGCCACAACTATAGCGATTCTACTTATCTCGCTATCAAGAATTACGTTGAGGGTCGTATTGAGGCTGGATTGCCTCCTACTCTCAAATCCATTCAATCCCGTCTAAAGGGTATTTTTATCACTTGTCAAGAAATCAAGGATATTTGTTTGGACCTAGAATTTACGGTTCAGGAAGATGATGATACTGCTTTGTCGAACAGTGTTGTAACTATCGGTTCAGAGTCTGATGATCAGTAATATAAAATATATGAGTGAAAAGACTGATGTTATTACACAACCAGTTGCCTTGACTAATGCAATTACTAAGGCGACTCCAGAACAAGTTGACACATTGTGGTCAATTCTAAAGTACAAGGAGATTGGCATCTACCGAAAGATTAAGTGCATGAGTTCTGTGCTTGGACTTAATTTTGATAAGGTAGTTACAGATCTCCCGAAGGACGAGACTGGTCGAATTCTTGACCATAAGACTCGTCATCTAATTCACGACATTCTAATTCAAAACTCTTAATATGAACAAGCGTTATATTGTCAGAGACCGAGATGGTGCGTATCAGTCAGCCTATAATCTTGCGCTAGGAAAGAAGCAAGCGTATGATTGGGCTATGCAGTGCGCTAAATCTGTAAACGGCGTAATTTATTATGTCGAAGGCGACATGAGTAAAGAGCAAGAAGTTTTTCGCGCTCCTGAGCCTCGCAGGTTTTAATTAAAAAGGTTTGCGGTTATCCTTGAAACCGCATATTATTTTTATATGGCTCACTTTGTAAAATTAAACGTATTAGATCCCGGTCATGACGACTTGGTAAATAAAACTAATAGACAATACAATCCTCAACTCATTAATTTAGATATGGTTGTTAATGTAGAACAGTCTCATATTCATAGTCTGATTTTTACTAAAAATAGTACCATGCATCCAATTAGAGTAAAAGAGAGCTTAGACGAAATTCTTAAATTATCCGCTCTATAATGAACTGCGATTACTGCGGCAAAAAAACCGCATTTTTAGAAGATTTGAATTATTGTTCTGTTTGCATAGACTGTCTTGGAGAAATCGAAGAACAAGACGAAAACCCTTTTGATTTAAACAAAAAAGATAAATACAATGACTAACAAGAATAGCGATAAACTAATTAATAGATTTCCTGACATCTTTAAGGAGAATTTTTATTTTGAATGTGATGATGGATGGTTTGATATTATCTTTGATCTTTGCAAAGACATGCAACATGAAATTAATAACTCTGGTTGCCAACAAGTCGTCGCGGCTCAAGTCAAGGAGAAATTTGCAGGACTTCGGTTTTATGCGAGCGGCGGAAATGAAGTGACCTCTGCTATGATTGACAAGTATGCGAAACTTTCATCTAAAACTTGTGAAGTGACTGGCGGCAAAGGACATCTTTGCGAAAAACATGGATGGTACAAAACACTATCTACACAATCGGCAATACTGCTGGGTTTTAAAAAGTGTGAATAATTAACTTGTTTGTGACTTACAAATTCAATTTTTTATATAAAATATTTTAATGATGAATACTTTTCTAAAAAATCTTAAATCTATATTTTTAAGTGAAAATAAACAGATTAAAGAGATCGCAGATAAGCAAGCATCGTTACAAAAACAAATAGAACATATTATGTCCTCACTAACTAACCTACAAGACGCTATCACCCGCCTATCTTCAATCACTGATCAGGCCGTAAAGGTGCTAAACACTCCACATCCTACTGAAGAGGCTATTCAAGCAGCCGCAGACGTAATCAACGCTCAAGCAGATCGTCTACAAGCTGCTTCTGACAACGATTCAAATACAGTTTCTGAGTAATTATTGATATAAGCAAACAACCCACAGAGTTAAATCTGTGGGTTTTTTATTAATTTTTTCTTGGAGAAGGCGGGCCTTTTGGTCCTCTGCGAGGTGGACCCACCTTTTTGCGATCTTCAGAGGAAATTTTAGATCTTTCTTCTTTATCTAATTTTCCATCTTTATTCGTATCGTATTTTTTTAGCATCTCTTCTCGAAATTCTTTCGAAATTTCAGGAGGTTTGCGACGATTTTCCCCTTGACCGGGAGGATTTTCTGGTTTACCTTGTGCGCTGAGTGAAAGAGTCAGCGCGATAATTGATAGTAGATATTTCATATCTACAATAATTGACACGTTAAACAATCAAAAAGATACAATTTTTACATTTCCTTTACAAATTTATGAAATTACTTGATTTATTTTGTTGCGCTGGTGGAGCCAGCATGGGTTACAGCCAAGCAGGATTCGAAGTGACCGGAGTTGATATTAAAGATCAGCCTAGTTATCCTTTTAAATTCATTAAAGGAGATGTAATGGAAATCCTGAAAGATAAAGAGTTTCTTGGCTCATTTGACGTTATTCACGCATCACCTCCTTGTCAGGGATATAGTAACGCTACAAAGCCTGATTCAGTCTACGTTCATTACTCTCAAGGCAAAGACACGCCAAAACTAATTGAGCCAGTTCGCAGTGCGCTAATCAATACTGGTAAATATTATATTATTGAAAACGTTGCTGGCGCAAAAGAATATCTTATAGAACCGTTTAAGTTAACTGGCTATATGTTTAATATGCCAATCGAAAGAACGCGATATTTTGAATGTAATTTTCCAGTTGCAGAATTAAAAAGCATTACTAAACGTGGATATTCTAAAAAATACGCCGAAGATAATGGCATCGATTATCGCGACATGAGCGTTACCGGCAAGAGTCGTCGCAAAGGCTCAATCGATGTTTGGCGCAAGGTAATGGATATGCCTTGGGCAGGTCGTGGTTGGGAATTAACTGAAGCCATTCCTCCTGCGTATACTAAATACATTGGTGAACAAATTTTAAAATATGAAAGCAATCTTAGAATTCAATCTACCTGAAGATCAAAAAGAATTTGAGATAGCAAATCAATCTGCTGATATGCATGCAGTAATTTGCCATCTTGCTGAAAGATTAAGAAGCTACCGCAAGCACGGTAATGATTTCGAAAATGTGAGCGAAGCTCTTGACACCATCCATACAATTTTGTATGATGAACTTAACGCTCGACACATAGATATTCATGACTGATATACAAAAAGATATAGTAAAGTTATCTGAACAATGGCACGATCTTATTAGCGGCGATCACCATAAAGATAAAGACTGTCATTGGTATATAGAAACGCGCTGGTCTTATGGCGAGCAGCCAAAATATAGAGTGTTACATCATGGATATGTCACCGATAATATAGAAATAACTTGTGTTTCTTACGAGACAGCACTAATGGAGTTAAAAACCATTTTAAAACGAGCTATTGAAAGACAAAAAGAGTTAGAAAAACTACCAAAATATAATGATTGGTAAATCCAAAGGGTTTACTCTTATAGAGATAGTATTGGCAACTACGATTTTATTATCAATAATTGCCGCGATTGTTATTAATTTTGATTCTTTCAACGGAAACAGGTATCAAGAAGCGCGAGAGAATTTAAAAACATTTTTAATAAACAAACGTCATCAAGCAGCATACCATCAAAAAGATATTGAATTATCTTTCGATGAAGAATACACTATAAACTCTCTTGAGAATCCAGATGAACTCGCCGCAATAACTAACGATTTAAAAATTATAGAATCATCTGCAACAAAAATTATTTTTTTTCTTGACGGTACGATTGAAGAGAGCTACATTATAACCAGTTCTAATGATGGAAAAGTAACTAATACTTTTCGCATAAACGTCATTGGAAAAATAGATTATGACAAGTAAAGTTATAATATATGAGTATGAAATTCACTCGTAAGGGATTCTTTAAATCTATATTCGGCGGTTTTGTAGCGGCAGCAGCGACTCCATCTCTAATCAAAGCAGAAGAGAATATTCAACCGTCAAAAGATTTTTCACTTAATAATGGCAATCTTGGTATTGGAGGATCAGATAACGTTGGATTAGGAACTAGTATGCCCATTACTAAGCTCCATGTCCACGGTATTATTTTTCATGTTAATGATCGAACGCTAGAAATGAGTGGAAATGAAAAAGGCGACTTTGAAGTCAAATGGTTAGAAGTTAAAGAAAACGAAACTAATACAAGAATCATAATCAGCAAACCAACGATTGATCCTTTTAAAACACAATTTAGAAATGACATTCGATAGTCACAATAAGAAAATAGTATTACTTTCTGATCTTCACAATAACATTGAGAAGTTCAATAAGATTATTCAGCACGAATCGGCAGACATAAATATTTGTCTTGGCGATTGGTTTGATAGTTTTAATTTGGACGATTCCGATGATTACAAAAAGACTGCTGATTATTTGATGCGATATCTATCTGCGCCAAATAATTATACTCTTTTTGGTAATCATGATTTGCATTATTTATTCAATAATCATTATACTATATGTAGTGGATATGAAGATAGAAAGTATTTTGCTATCGATGAAATACTAGGATCTGAGCGTCAGAATATTACCAACAAATTCAAATGGCGTTTTTGGATTGATGACTATCTTTGTACTCATGCTGGACTGTTTTCTGATTACATAGATCCATCTGTTAAAAATAATGATGACTTGAATCTATTTTTTGTGAAAGAAATAGAACGCGCAAACATTGCTTTACGGACAGATCAAAATCATTGGTTTTATTATGCTGGCCGAAGTCGAGGTGGTCCCAAGAAAGGTGGAGGAATTGTTTGGCTAGATTTTAAACAAGAGTTTCAACCTATTGAAGGATTAAAACAAATCGTTGGTCACACTTATCATAAAAACGGTAGAGTTAATCCTCATCATTTAGATGGCAATGTGAATCCAGCAGATTGCGACAATCTTTGCATTGACAACGGACTAAATGAGTATATAGTATTTAGCAACGGTAAGTTAGAAATAAAAAAATTCTCAAATATATAATTTATGCCTTTCGAATATCACGCAAAAGTAAATAAAGTAATAGACGGCGACACTATCAATGTCGATCTTGATCTAGGATTTAATGTAGTATTGTCCAATCAAAGTGTACGTCTTCTTGGGATCGACACTCCTGAAAGCCGAACATCCGATAAGGCAGAAAAAGTTTTCGGGACTCTCAGTAAAAATAAAGTCAAAGAATTCATTGACAAATGCGAAGGTCAAATTATCCTACAGACTGTACTAAGTGACAGCGAAGAAAAGTTTGGACGTTTGCTTGGCAAAATTATTAATCCAAAAGATAATACTGTTCTTAATGATTGGTTGATTATTAGTCATTATGCAGTAGCTTACAATGGAGAAAATAAAGACAAAGTCGCACAAGCTCATTTATCTAATCGTAAATTCTTGATTAATAACAAGGAAGTGTCTATGACTTACGTTGAAGCAGGGATAAAGTAAAATGATTAACGATAAAAACGACAACAAAGTTCAGTTGCTTGGCTATTATGGCAATGATCAAGTTCATGCTTGTTCAGCTTGGACTTCTACAAGCCGAGATTTAAATGAAGATAAAATTAATAGAATCCCTAAGCTCCTTAAGATGCTCGCTGATGCGGGGCATCATACTCCCTTTGAAAAGTCTAGCATTCACTTCTTAGTAGATACTGATATTGCTAGTCACATTCATCTTCTTAAGCATCGAGTCGGCGTATCTATTAATGGAGAGTCTGCTAGGTACAAGGAGATAAAGGAAGATAAGTATTTGATTCCTAGTGATTGGGGAGATATTGAATCTACCTTTGATAAAGAAGGAGTCCAAAATAGTAAATGGACTACAATACTTGAAGATTACACTCACCTTGGCAATACTCTTTATCATCAATGCGTTAAAGATCTTGAACCAAGTTTAGGTCGCAAGCGAGCTAAGGAATCTGCTCGATTCTTTAAGGCTTATAATTCTCAAATTCAAGCTGACGTTATGTTTAATTGGCGCAGTTTTTATCACTTCCTTGAGCTTCGCAACAAGCCTGATGCTCAGAAAGAAATCCGAGAGATTGCTGCTGAGATGTTAAATCTAGTAAAGAATATAGAAGGCAACCCTTTCCAACATACAATTGCCGCATTTGAGCTATGATAACTAAATATAATATTTTTCTTGATGATAATTTCGTTTTTGAGTGTAACATAGTTAGTGAACATAAAGAGTCCATTAAATCAAAGCGGAATTTATAAAATAACTAACAAAATAACTCAAAAAATTTATATTGGTAGTTCTAAAAATATTAGAAAAAGATGGAAAGCGCATAGAACTCTTTTGAATAGAGAAAAACATTATAATGAACATTTGCTTGCTGCGTATAAAAAATACGGAAAAGAAAATTTTAGTTGGGAAGTTGTAGAATTTATTGACGTTAATAATCTTCAAGAAAGAGAACAATATTGGATTGATTTTTTTGGAAGTTCTGACAGAAAAAAAGGATATAATTTATGCCCAGCAGCTTATTCGAATTTAGGACTAAAGCATACAGACGAAAGTCGCCGAAATATGAGTCTAGCTCATTTAGGTCATAAACATACTTCAGAAAGCAAAAAGAAAATATCAGAATCTCAATATAAAACTGTTTATCAATTTGATTTAAAAGGTAATTTTATAAAAAAATACGATTCTTTATTAGATGCTGAAAATAAAACTGGAATTCAACACCAAGCTATATCTGGATGCTGTAGAAAAATAACTAAAAGCGCAAAAGGATATTTTTGGTCTTTTGAAAATTTATTTATTGAATACAAAAAGAATCATTTTACTGAAGCTCCTTGGAGATGGAGGAGCATCAAATGCCCCAAAACCTTAAAGATATGGAAATCAATAAAAGAAGCAGCAAACGAATTAAACTTGACTATTCATCAAGTTCACTTTAAAATAAAAAAGGGATTATTTAATTATGTATAATTTATGGCTTGATGATATTCGCGTCCCAACCGATGTCACTTGGGTTAACATACCAGTTGATCAACATTATTCTGTTGTACGAAGCTACAAGGAATTTGTAGATTTAATCACGTTGAGAAGAGAAGTTCCAAAGTATGTTTGTTACGATCACGATCTAGCAGATATTCATTACGGCCACGGTTTAAATAACGATGATATTCCTTATGATTCTTATAAGGAAAAGACAGGATATGACGCAGCTAAATGGTTAGTAAATTACTGTATGGAGCGTGGAATTAAACATCCACCGTATGTTGTGCATTCTATGAATCCCATAGGAAAATACAATATAGAATCTTATATTGATTCTTATAATAAAACACTATGAGCTATCAATTACAATTTGATTTCGAAACGCTAGAACAAAAAGAAAAACGTCTTAAAGACTGGCATGATCAACAAGTAAAACTAGACAAGATGTTTGAAGGAAAAGCTAATGATTATTATATTTATAATAAATATGTAGATGAGTTTATTGATTTTCTTCCTTATCGACTTGGATGGGGACTCAGAGGAAATTATAATGAATTGCGTTGGTGGATCAAATGCCAATATCAGAAATTCCGTTATGGAGTTTCCGATGATGAAGTTTACTCTTTAGAAACTAATATTGCTAAATATATGGTTCCTCGTTTGCAATATTTTAAGAAAAAAGGTAAGATGGGTATCCCAATGAAATTTTTGCCTAGTAATTATGACAATCTACAAGATGAAGATAGAGAAAAAGCGGAAAAGATCGGTGAAAAAGAAATCAATCGCATTTTGGATGAAATGATTTTTGCTTTTGATTATATTATCGATCCTGATAAGTATGCACCTTTTCCTAAATCGTGTAGTTCGGACATTAAAGATAAAAATTACTTCAATAGAGAAAGAACTCTTGAAGCAAAACAAGCTTGGGACGAATATACAAAAACATGCGATCAACTCGAAACTCGTAAAAAACAAGGTTTACAATTATTCGTAGACCACATGGATATGCTGTGGATATAAATGAAACTACTATTAGCAATATTATTACTTAGCTTAGTTTATGTAATTGGATGGTATCAAATACATGGACAATTTTTATCTGAATGGTTTAAGAAGTATGAATACTATTTAATATGGATAAGCGTACCATCAACTTTAATATCTATTCGCGCAATCAAACTAATCAATGAACACTTTAACGGATTAATTTGGCCGAATAGAATACTTACATTCAGTATCGGTATAGTATTATTTACAATTTTAACTTCTTATCATTTTGGTGAAAAATTAAACTTAAAGACGTTGACATTGTTATTTTTTTGCGCTAGTATAGTCGCGCTTCAAATATTTTGGAAATGAAATTTACACCCCAACAATACGAACTGATTTGCAAAACCCGTGATGAAATCAGAGATATGAATGCCAAACAGCACGCATTATACGACAATCTAACAAAAGAATTAAATATAACTATTTACGCCGAAGATTGGCTGTTTGATTATATTTATAATGAGTATGGTTCGATAGATGATATAGAAGCGAGGATGTAATGGACTTAACTTCAGCAATCATAGGACATTTAGTAGCAGATTATCTGCTGCAATTTGATTTTATCGCTGAAAACAAGAAAAAAGATAATTACATTTGTGCGCTTCACTGTTTAATTTGGGCGAGTTGCGTATGTTTAATGGGTTCTATATGGAACCCTACAGCGTTTATCGTTTTATTTATAACACATTACATACAAGATAGATGGCAATTAATACCTTGGTACATGAGAACTATAGGGCAAAAGAATTTCACAAAACCACCTCTTGCACCGTGGTCATTAATCGTTGTTGATAACGTGTGGCACATTTTTACTATCTGGATAATATTCAAGCTATATTTAAACCAAATTTTTATTTAACTCATGATTGAACAATCTATAGAACGTCTTCGCGCATACAATAAATGGCGTACCGGAGAAGATGACCGCACGATGGATGAAGTCGGAATCCAACCTAGCCAATTAACCGCAGATATTAAAACCGTCTGTGACGAACTCGAAAAACTAATTTCAATATATGCAAGTCGTAATTAATACTTCTTATAGTAATTTTGCTATAAGTGCTGATGCTATATCACTTATTCAAAAAAAGATAAAAAACCCAAAAGCCAAGTCGCAAATAAATGCTTATGCTTTTGATAATGATAGAAGTCATCCTTTACTTGTAGAAGCTGTGCAAAAACTTGGTGCTAAAGCCAATGGTTTGTATACTACATTAAAGATTGTAGAAATACCAGATGATGTTGAATGGCGGGTCGATGCTATAAATGGAAAAGAAGTTATCCGTGAAAAACATCGTATCTGGTCGTAAATGAAGTTGCGAATATTGAAACGAGCGGTTGAAACCGCGCACGCTTTATGCCCCACCAATTGGAAGAACGTAAACAATTCTCATATAGCTTTTCTTATCAAGAAAAATAAGATAGTTAAAATTGGTTGGAATAGAAAAAGAACTCACCCCAAAATCGCGAAACATCCGTATCACGATGGATACGTTGGCACTCATGCGGAGTTAGATGTCATTCTCAAATCAGGGCTTGACAATCTCGACGATCACTCTATGATCGTTCTTAGAGTTGACAGGAAAGGCCGTTTAGCTAACAGTAAACCGTGTCCCGGCTGTTTGAGCTTAATTAAGTCATACAACGTCAATGAGGTTTTTTATTCAGACACTGAAGGTAATATTGAAAAATTATCAAATTAACCTTGACTATGTCTAAGCATAGATTATTATAAACGAAATGATTAAAGATTTATATATGAAGAATATTAATGACAAGATACTTGTTCAAAGTGACGATTTAAAGTATGATGGAAAGAATATTATTATTCCATCTTATTATGTTGATACCATCTTGGACTATGTTAAAGATTACAAGCTTAATGGAGTGCCTTTAGTCGATATTGAGGATTATCAGTTGTTTCGCAATTTCTTGTATGATGTGCAAGAGTTTAAAAATAAAGGAAATTAATTTATGGGAATGTATAATAGTGTAGATTGTTATTTTCCATTGCCAATGCCAGAAGACCCAAAAGGTTATACTGGTTCGCATGGCTTTCAAACTAAAGATTTTGAATGCGCTTTAGATGTTTATATTATTGATAAAGATGGTCAATTGCTTATTGAACGTCGAGATACAGAATGGATAGAAGGAGATCCAAATGGCGAAGGCTTCCTAAGTAAAATAGGTCATTTAAAAACCATAAAGACTTGGCTTGAACCTTTGACTAATACTTGTACAATACAATTTTATGATTTTATTGATTCTAATAAGACTGATTATGATTACTTCATAACTTACGAAGCTGTATTTATTAACGGCAAAATATCTTCAGTAAAGATTATTAATTTCGAAGCGAATGAAAACGCCAAAAGAAAGATCCGAGATGCCGAGTTTGCCAAGAAAAATAAAGAAAACTATCAATTTAGACAGACTTGGAAATACAAGTATTTTGTAAAGCCGTATAATCGCAGCGTTAGTTTTATATTCTTTAAAACCATTAAAGTTTTATCTTTCTTATCTACTACGCTTTATAAGATAGAAAGAAATATCAGAATAGAATGAAAGAAGAAAAAGATTCGGCATTTCTTATTTGCGATTGTTTTAGTCATGGACTTCTTGTCGAGAAGTTCGAAGGCGAAGAAGAAGTGTGTTTGAGTCTATTTGAAAGAGGAATGGATGGCAGAATCTTAAGATGGTCAGAAAGATTAAGATGGTGTTGGCAAATCCTTAGATACGGAAAGCCTTGGTCTGATTTTATAATATTAAATACAGATAATCAAAAAAGATTAAAACAGTTCTTAGAAAACAAATGAATTATTTTATTTCTTCTTCTTTAGAGATTAGAAATACTACGCGAGGTCTTGGTGTCTTTACAAAAATACATCATTGTGCTGATGTCATAGTGGAACATTCTCCATTTAGCAGTTGTTGGGCTAGTAAATGGCAAGATACTCCTGAAAATCTTAGAAAAATTGTTTTTTCTTTTCCTAAAAACGAAGATAATTATGTTATTGCATTGGGTCACATCTCAATTTACAATCATAACGATAATAATAATGCTATATGGGTAACTACAAGTAATGGTATTTGCATAAAAACAATAAAAGAAATAAATGCTGAAGAAGAAATTTTTATTCACTACGGAGATGATTATTGGTCAGGAGGCTGGTCTAAATATTAAATGAAAACTATAACAATTACAAAAAAAGAAATAAATTACATATTAGCTTTGGCTAAAAAAAGGCACGATGCTAAATCAGATAATATAAAAAATACTGGAATATTAATGGATAGAGATCTTAATAATCCAGTCGAGAACTATTTGCCTCATTTTATAGGTATAGTTGGCGAATATGCGTGGGCCAAGCACACAAATCGATCTGTTGATGAAAATATATATGAAGTACGAGACTCTGAAGATTTTGATGGTGAGGAAATTAAAACAATAACTTATTATGGTTATGGCGAACCAGAGTTAAAAATAAAAGTTACAGAGTTTGACTCTAAAAAGCCAAAAAAATACATTTTAGCGAGAACAAATAAAGAAAAAATCTTAAAAGCGTTAACAGTAAATGCAGAAAATGCAATTGATATCGAACTACTAGGCGTTATCTCAAGAAACGATTTCGATACAAATAAAACAATAAAGCGTTACGGAGCTAAAAATCCATTGAATTATATCGTTGGTCTATCTAAAATGAACGAAGTATGAAATTCAAGAATTTCGAGGGTGTAGAATATACAGTTAATTATAATAAACCATTAGGGCGACAAAACGCTTCTGGTTTGTGCGATTCTCCAGAAATAGAAAACCCTCAAATTCATGTTGATCCTAGATTATTAACTCGCCGCCAACTTAACGTATTGATTGAAGAAGTATTTCATGCTCATCTATTTGATTTACCAGAAAGAAAAGCCAGAAAGTTCGCCGCCAATCTAGGTAAACTTGTATATAATAAGTTTATCGCAAAAAGTAAAGAATAATGTTTTATTTTTTCCCATTTACTTGTATGATATGTACAAATAGAATATAAGTATGAAAAAATGTTTATACTGCAACGAATTTATCGACACTGAAAACGACGATTACCAAAAAGTCGGTAAAAAGATAGTTTGCATATTTTGCTACGAAGATTATGCAGATGAAATAGACAACAATCTTACAGATGATGATGAAGAAGAAGATAATTGTCGTGAAAATGAATAAATAGTGTAATATATATTAGCGCAACATAAACTGTTTAAACTTTGATCTATTGATTAAAAAACAGCAAGACCCGAAGCGCATCAAGCTTGTGTTTGATATCGGGTCTTTTTTCGTCCCCACTCCTCACTTTTTTCAAAAAATCTTGCGTAAGCCGTTGACAACCTCTAAAAACCTGCTAAAGTCATCTCGTATGGAAAACCCATCAGCTAAAAAAGGTCGTGGTCGCCCCATTGGTGCAACCTCCACTATTGAAATCACGTTGGCCGAGCTTCTCGCGAAGCTTAACAACGATGTGAATGCCACTGTTACTGTTGGCCGTGTTTGGTATGGCAAGTACAGCAACGTTCCTACAGCGTCGGTTCAGGACGGTGATTCGATTCCTCAAGACATTCTGAATCAGCTTGACGAAGAGCCTGTTGCAGAGTTTACTATCTCTCAGTAATGAATCACTTCGCTGAACTTGTTGGACAAGAAGAAGTTAAACGCAAGCTTTCCTTTTATTTGGAAGCTCACGCTAAGACTGAACTTGTACCGTTTTTAAACTTCGTTGGTGCAAAAGGTTTAGGTAAGACCGCGTTTGTTCGCGAATTTGCTAAGAACATTTATAACACCACCGGAGTTAATAAGCCACTACTTGAACTAAATAGTTCTAGTATTAAATCGGGGAATCAGTTTTTCGAACAAGTTTTTCTGCCCCACATTCAAGATCAAGAAATTATTTGTTTCTTTGATGAAGCGCATTGTTTGCCAAGAGATTTTAGTTATGCACTACTATCTATTCTATCTACAGAGAAAGATCATGTAATAGAATATAATGGCGGCAAAAATAATTACATCTTCAATTTCAAGAAGCATCATTTTATATTCGCGACAACTGAATCAGATAAGCTATTTATTCCGTTGCGTGATCGATTGACGACGATTGAATTTGCAGATTATAATACGAGCGAGTTGAGAGAGATCTTTCAAAAGTCTTTGCCAAATATTAATTTTGATGAAGATGCTCTTTCAATGTTGTCCGAAACATCCAGAGGTAACGCACGGTCTTGCGTCCTTCGCGCTAAAGAGGTTAAGTTATATACAGATAGATACGAGATAACTGACTTCACAAAAGAAGATGCACAAAAGCTTTTCTTTATTCTTGGTATTTTACCTTATGGTTTAAATAGAATTGAATGGCAGATATTAAATATCTTGCGTAAAGAAGGTAGCTGTACTCTTTCTATGCTCGCTGCAAAAACTGGTTTGTCAAGAACCGCGATTCAGCGCGATCATGAATTGTATTTAATTCGTAAAGGCTTTATTAGTATTGATAGTATTAGATATATTACTACTAATGGATGTAAAGCTTTAGAAACTATAAAGAAATAGTGTAAGATATTCAAGCAAGCTTCGCAAGCATAGATGGCGATGCAGAGGTTTTGTAAACCTCAGAGCAGAGTTCAAGTCTCTGGCGAAGCTCCAATTTTTATGAAAAGAAGTTTGTATAAAGAAGAAATCCTCAGATTAAGATCTGAGGGCAAAACAGGAAATGAAATTTCTAAGCTTCTCAAATGTTCAAGAACATTAGTTTCTTATTACATAGATCTAGGTTATCAAAAAAGCCATCAAAATCGATCTAAGACTTTTAAAAAGACTAATAGATTTGCAAAGAAAGAAGAAGTAAGAAATAAGTTTGGCGGCAAATGTCAAATTTGTTCTTATGATAAGTGTCAAAGCGTACTGAGTTTTCATCATCTTCCCGGTACAAATAAAAAGTTTACTATTTCAGATGCGATAGTAAGAAAAAGAAAATCAGATGAAGAATTAGTGAATGAGTTGAAAAAATGTATTTTGGTTTGTGCGAATTGTCACGGTGAGATTCATGCGGGGATCACAGAAATTCCAGAAGGTATCAAGAATCCCTTGACAATCAGTGAAAGTATGATAAATTGATCGTGTTCTTTGGATGCAGCAGGTAGTTGAAGGTAGTTTGAAGTTTCTGCTAAGTCCGCTTGACAATTGAAGAAAGTGTGATAGATTGTCAATGTTCTTTCAATAATGCATCCGTGGCGCAATGGCAGCGCAGCGGCCTTTTAAGCCGTTGGTTGTGAGTTCGAATCTCACCGGATGCACCAATTTTTTCAGTTCTTTTACAATTTAAATTAGAAGATAGATGGCCCCATCTGAGGTTAGAATCCTTTTAGCAAAAGATGCGTATATGGGCTGAACGGAAGGATCTAAAAAATCTATTGAGCCTAATTAGCTCGCCGTGAAATCCTTAATCTAATTTTATAATTTTAAGCAGTGAAGTCACTATCATTATAACGTGTGTTATTTATGATAGATGGAAATACGTTTCCCGCTGCTTAATATATTTCGTTCTTTAAAATTTAATATGTAGTAGTTTCTATGGGCCGTTAGCTTAAACTGGACTTAAAGCAGCATTCTCATAAAATGTTGATTGTCGATTCGATCTCGACACGGCCCACAGAGACTATTGCATATTTCTTGTTGGTCTGGTAACTCAACTGGTTCAGAGTACATGCTTTATAAGCGTGAAGTTGCGGGTTCAAGCCCCGCTCAGACCACCAATTTTAATTTGTTCTTTTAAATCTACTAATCCATGATGCACTTCAGCGTGACAGTTTTTACAAAGCAGAACGCATTTATTCAATTCCTTAGTTAAGAATTCTAAACTATAACTTCTTAGTTGAGCTATATTAAATTCTTTTTCTTCTGGGTTTATATGATGAAAATCTAATGCACCAATATATTTATCGTAATTGCAAACAATGCATTTGCCTCCTTTATATTTCACACATTCTACTTTTCTAGCTAATTGTTTTTCATAAGTGATTTTATTATTACACGGCTTACACCATCCATGAACATCACCATTTTTAGAAGTGTAAAATTCATTTTGCAAGTTTTTCACTCCTTCACATTTAGGACATTTCTTGAATTGTATATCATTAATAAGTACAATACTTTTAGTTCGTGGCTGTTCTTTAAAAGATTTGTTTTTAGTTTTTAAATCAAATTTTTTAAGCCAATGGCGAATGCTCGTTCTACTTTTGTTAGTAATTTTTGAAATTTGTCCGAGTGAAAGTCCTTGACTAACGTAGGTCTCTAGTGTAGATTTATCCATAGTTCAATTCTTATTACACATTATTATAAGACTTGGGCTAGCTCTTTCAATAAAATTTTAACGGTCCATTAGTCTAGTGGTTATGACACTGCCCTTTCACGGCGGGAACAAGAGTTCGATTCTCTTATGGACTGCCAATTTTTTCCCCTTGACAGGGGCCATAATCTCTAGTAGATTGTGCGTGTTCTTTACAACTGAATAAGAAAGTTCTGTCCAGCGATGGCGAAATGGCAGACGCAGCGGACTCTTAAGGGTCCATACATGAGAAATTGTGTATGAGTATGGTGTAAATTCGGTGAACGGTTCATAGTGCAACCCCTTAGCAGAAATGGTTTGGGGAGAGATTGAAATAATATCTTACTATATCCCAACGCCGAGCCAAGCTTAATTGAAGTTGTCAATTTAAATCAGCTTCAATTGATAAGGTGTAGAGACTATAATCACCCTCCTAAGATTGACTTGAAATCAATACGGAGAAGGCATAGTCCAGACCACAAACAGAGAAATCTGGTAGTGAAAACTATAGTGGCAGGTAAAATCCGCAGGTGCTAATAACACTGTGGGGGTTCAAGTCCCCCTCGCTGGACAGAGCTTTTTTGTTCTTTTAATAATTTTGCAGCAATGAGGGCAGTCGTCACTAAGACGTAGTTTGAGGTACTGGAAATAATCCGGTATATTAGACAACTGAGCGACCTGATCTGCGAAAAAACATACAGTGCGCCCAAGTGATAATGTTTCTAGTCACTTTACACTGAGAAAAAAATGGGTATTAATTTTGACCATTGGTGTATAGAATTATAGCACACTACAAGACAGTAGAAGAGACTGAAATTGAACGAGAAGACATTTGGAAAAAAAGTACATATATGTTCGAAAGTAAATGTATTGATTTTCCATAATATATGGAACAATAGTGAAATCCTCGTATATTCGCAAGTCATGGTCATCCAGTTCTTTAAATAATTTATCTCATTAGAAGGACAAGGGGCTTCATGCCCCGTTCTTTAAAAAGACTTACTTCTAGTGGGATTTAATTTTTTTATAAAAAATCGTTGACTTCCCTGAAGAATTCCTGTAGGATGTATCCAAGATGAAATTGTTCTACGCTTTTGTTGAGTTTAAGACGGGTGAAACTAATCAGTGGGGCGATGAGCTTACTGAGACTGGTTATGTAACTGAAAGTATTCTCAAAAAGAACAAAAATCAACAGGTCAAAGTGTATTGCTGTGGATTGATAATTAAATATACTAAAGTTGTTAAACTCAAGAATATTGTTACTATCATTCCTCAGTATTAAAACAATTTTTAAAACTATTGACTTGTCTGAAAACTCTGATAAACTATTAAAACTATGATTACATATACTGTAACTGTTGACGAATACGGAACCAAGCTTTGGCGTTTCAATGACAAGCTCCATTGTGAACATGGACCTGCTGTTGAATATTCTGATGGAACCAAGTTTTGGTATTTGAATGGTGAGCGTGATCGTACTGATGGACCTGCTGTGGAATGGGCGAATGGAAACAAGTTTTGGTATTTGAATGGCAAAGAACTAACTGAAACTGACTGGCGCAAGCAAATTCAAAAGACTAAGGCTCCTTGTGTAGGCAAGATAGTGGAAATTGATGGTGTAAAATATAAGCTTGTTGAAGCTTAGTTCTTTTTTAAAAAACTATTGACAATACTATAATAGAGTATAAGATAGTTGTAGATTTTACGTTCCCGTAGCTCAGTTGGATAGAGCATCCGCCTTCTAAGCGGATGGTCGCAGGTTCAAATCCTGCCGGGAACGCCACTTTAGTTCCAGAGTAGCTCAATGGTAGAGTAGCGCACTGTTAATGCGCGTGTTGGAGGTTCGAATCCTTCCTCTGGAGCCATTTTTTTAACTGGAGTATCGTATAGCAGCAATTACAGGAGACTGTAAATCTCCCGGCGCAAGCCTACGCTAGTGCAAGTCTAGCTACTCCAACTCTTTCAATACATTTTAAATCCACTCAAGTCTACTTCATTAACTTTATATCCACTACTTAATGATGTTATTGTGTTATTTACTTCAGTTATATAACTAGGAATATTTGTGCCTAAACCGGCCATAGCTCCAAATGTCATATACCAAGCACCAATTAATACCACCTCATTATTAATAATAGTAGAAACAATATTGCCACTGTCGCCGCCAATAACTGGTTCAAAATATTGCGCTCTATTAGGGTCTTTAGACATATTTATTAATGTATTTGTTGATCCATAAGTAATATTAATTAAACCATTTTCGCCAATCAAAGCTTTTCTTTCTTGATCAGAATACAACAAAGGAAAATTAATTTGCTTATCAAAGTATTTAAGATAATTAGCTGGCAACACACTGCAAACTTTTAGTGAAGAATCTACTTCTTTATCTAATTCACCAATTAATATATCAGTATTGGCGACTCGCTTTGTTTTCATGACGTTATAAACAAGTGACACATTATTATTGTTTATAAAGAAAATCATAAATGGCGAATTTGAATAAGGCACATGATTAGATAATAATACATGTTTCTTAGTTATAAGTGTTCCGCCGCCAACTCCTCCGAGAGGAACAATGCAAGCAGCATATCCAGTTAGATCTAAACTTTTTGCCCAACAATTAGTATTTCTGGGCCAATTATAAGGATTAGCATACGGTGTCAGCATTTCTTTATCTTTTTTTTCTTTAATGAGATTATCAAAGTTACTAGATATGTGAGAAAATAGATCTAATTTTGTTTGAACGGGAGGAATGCTAGAATTTGTGATTGTAATTTTTGTTTTGGGCGCATCATTTAAAGCTTCGTTCTTAGCTTCTGCGATTATTTTTTGAATTAAAATTGTGTGATCTGCGAGTAGTTGTTCTAGGGTTGTCATACATATTTTCTTACACCGAAAAACTCCGCTTGACAAGGTGAATTTTTTCTGCCATCATGTTCGCACGATTATGAGTGATGCAAATTTTTTCGAATTAAAGGGTCAGATCGTTAAAGAAATAACTGGTTTAGAAAAAAACAGCCCAGAAGTACATATTGTAACCAATCAAACAACTTATAAATTATATCACGAACAAGATTGTTGCGAAAGCGTTTTCGTCGAAAATGTTATTGGAGACGAGAAAGATATTCTTAATGAAGAAATAATCTTTGCTGAAGAAGATGCTGGCGCAAATGATCCTGATTGGTATGGTGACAATTATAATGATTGTCATACTTGGACTAAGTATGTTTTAAAAACTAAAAACGCCAGTTTAGAGTTTTGGTTTCTTGGCGAATCAAATGGTTATTATAATGAAAACGTTAGTATTGAAAAGATATGAAAATAGTAATTAATAAAAAACACGGCGACTTTCTTCTTAGCGAAGAAGCTGTTCTATTATATGGTGATAAGAAAGGTCTTAACATCATAGCTAAACAAGATCAAGCAATTAAAACCATTACTCATTACTTTCTAAATGAAGTAAAAAACGAAAATTTATTTGCAGAATGGGAGATCGAAAGAAATGATCCAGTTCTCGTTGAAGTTGTCGAACAGCTTGGCGATTTAGCTAATAGTTGTTATACTAAATTGAAGATTGTTGAAGTGCCTGATGATGTTAAATGGTATATTCACAATTATTACGGGAATGAAGAAGTCCATGAAGAGCATAGAAAGTGGTCCTAATAATATGAAATACAGATGCGTCTTTTGTTGCAAAGATAGTGCAGAAATTCCTTGCCAAAACTGTGGCAACGATCATACTCTCTACGTTAAAGGCGAAAAGCACACTTGTCAGTGGAGTCGAAGAACTATTTCCTCGATGGAATGTAAAGTGTGTGATAGAGTGATTAGTAACAAGGATTATTTTTCAGGTAATATAAAAGATATATGAAACCAACACCGGGAGACAAATTGATTCATACCGACATTATTGGTAGGAAACAAACAGTAACATACCTCGGCATTCGTCGAGAGGTTAAAGGATGTGAATTTGAGTTTTTTGTAGATGATAAAGGAGATAGTTGTTTTTTTACTGATACAGAAGTGAAGAAGATGAAAAGGCTAGAAGAATGAACGAACTCGAACTCTCTAATCTTTATCGCGAAACTTGCGGTGCTTATAACAAAGCCAAAGACGCACAAGACTTAATCATAATGATGAACGTATTGCATCTTAGACTTGAGCATAATATGGCATATCATAAGATTGCAAAAAGATGTGGTATTAAAGTGAATAAGGTGAAGTTGATTTTATTTAATTATCAGAATGAAAAATGAAAGTTTATCTTGCTTTTTTACCGGGAGATGTTGTAGGAGGCGTTTTCAAAAACAAAAGAGACGCTTTTAAATACATTGAGACGACACTTTATAATACCAAAAAGCTAAATCACATCAAGAATTCTATTGGATTAGAATACACTAATAGTCAAATTAAACAATTAATTAATGGGTGTATTGATGAATTTGAGCTTCAATAATTAAAAAATATTATATGACTCCAGATAATTTATGGCGAGAAATCCCTCAAGAAGTCAAGGACGCAGCCCTGCTCCTTGGAAATTATTTCAAGAAACAAGGTATTGACAACTGGGCCTTGTATGATGTATGTTCGCGCAAGTCGCTTGACAATCTTGAAAAGCAAGTCAAAAATCTTGAAACGTGGAAAAATAAACAAGTAAATGGATTTATAGATTAAATAATATGAAATACAAATACGATAAGAAGAACCTAGCCGATGCGTTCAAGAATCTAGCTGTATGGGTTGAGAATCTTGATGCCAAATCTAACAAAGATGTGATTGATGCCACTTGGGATAGGCTGGAGAGTTTGATGGAGAAAACCCAAGAGGATCATTGTGACATCTTTGGTACTGAGGGTTATGAGTTCAGCATTATGGGAAAAGATTGAAAAAAGTCAAAAAACCTTGAAAGATTCACTCGACTCGCAACGTATAATTAGTGTAGACTTCGCTCCAAGCGAGTAGAAGACTCAAAAAAAATAAATAATATGAGCCGCGAAACGACCAACGAAACAGTAAATTATTCTGAAATGTATGGCGATCAATCCAATAAATTTATCGCAAAAGAACATAAAAATAACGAACTAGACAATTTATACTATGCCCTTTATCGATTGTCCAACGCTACCAATGCTGTAGTTTCATTTATTAAAACAAATAATGACGCAATACAATCTGCGACGTTTGCAATCAATTCAAGAGCCATAGAACTAGAAAAATCAATTGGCCTCAATGAACCAGCATCAGGCCAAATACCTGCCACACCTAATGTAAATTAATGTCAGCAAATTTGCTATTGGGCCTACTTTGGGTATTAGGTGTATTAGTTTTTATTTTGATTTGGTTTATTTGTGGTATGATATATTTGATTGATAAAGATCCAATCGAATATTCAGAAGGAGCAGATAAATTAAATATAATCAAAGAGTATCTCATTTTAGGTCCGATGGCGTTTTTTATTGATTTTCTGTAAAATCAATAATAAGTTAAATATGAAAAACAAAGCTAAGTTAATCAATATTAAGATTCCTGAATATTGGATTGAAACGGCAATGGATTATCACGAATTTGAAAATATTGCATATAATTTAAATAGAATCGGCATTAATATCAAGTATGAAGAAATAGGACGTTTTAGAGATAGGCCTGAAAGCCGTGAATGTTATGAACTTTACGCTACCTATAACTATAAAGCTGTTTTTTGGATTGGAAAGAAACCAGTAGATTTCATCAAAGAAAATAAGATATATTATTAATATAAAATAACATGGAAACTAAAGAGCGAGTCTTCTGTAAAAAGAACAACAGAGAATCCACTTTGATCGAATCGCCAGTTTGCTGGAGTGGCGACACCTTGACCACCTGCAATTCTTGCAGAATGACTGTTTGGGATCGTGGGTTCAAAGAGCTTCATTCAGAACTAGTTGCAGATTAATCTTGCAATGAAAAAAACGGCTAGAAAATACATAAAGAATACTACTCAAGCCTCGCCAAAATGCAGATTTATTATTGATTATAATACAAACGCTGTTAGATGCAATGCTCCAGCGACTCATAATTGTTCTGAATTTGGAATGTCGCTCTGTAATTTTCATTACTTTCAAAATTTGAAAGAGCTTGTTTAGACTTATCAGTTAGTCAAAAAAATAATTAAATTCTCAGTAAAGATTATTAATGAAATATGAATATCAGCACAAATAATCAAGAAGTCATAATAAATATAAACGGCGTTAACTACTCATGGTCTATGTTTGTTAATGGGTTCAAATATAGGTTTTTAGACGATAAAATCCAAGAAATAACCACGATAAAAAAAGAAAATAAGAAAATAAATAATATGTTTCCCGCTTATTATAAATCTATTCGTAGTAATCTTGTCGTTTTGGCTACTGGTTCCACTAGCGGAATTGTAGTTATTGGCAACAATCATCATAAATTAGGATTCATGTCTTCAACTTGGGTGGATTTTAATGGCGATTCGGATTGGATTAAAATTAATCAAGATGAATTCAATAAAATTAAAGCCGAACAAAATACTTCTGACCCAACAAACTCGAAATACAATAGTCTACAACTCCATTGCTACGAGCAAAGTCAGGAGATTAACGAATTGCATGGACGTATCAAGCTGCTGGAGAGTCACATTGAAACCCTTGAGGAATGTGGAAATTCTTTGTTTAATGGACTAACGAGAGATGAGGCTATGAAAAGATGGGAAAAAGCAAAGGAGACCAAGCCGTGACTATCACAATCAAATCGTGGATCATACCAATACTTATTACAGTAATTATGTTGTGCGTCATGTTCAGGCCATACCGTTCCAGTGGGCAATATGACTTTGGAATGGTCTTTCGGCTGTTTTGGCTGATACCTATTGGAGCCGTTTGGATAATTTATATGGGAATTCTTTTAATTATTAAGGAGGCAAAGCCGTGAAAGAGTTTTATGAATCAGCAGTCTACGGATTTTTCATTGGGTTTTTTATTCTTATATGTTTTCTGTGCGGTGTACATCTTGGCAAGAACAGCATTAAAAAAGAAGCCGTGGAATATAATCATGCCGCATGGGTTGTGTCAGTAGATGGGAAAACTACGTTCAAATGGAAGGAGGCTAAGCCATGACCGACCTAGAAATCAATATCGCAATTGCTGAAATGTGTGGCTGGGGATTTCTTTCAAAAGATAAATTTATTGTTATACCGCCCAATAGTCCGTATAGCGTTCAACCGCTTTCAACAATTCCTGATTATGTTAACGATCTCAATGCGATGGCGGAAGCAGAGCAGTTTCTGGACTCTACGAATGGAGGAATCACAGACCCAAGTTGCTTGCGCTACGCATACGGCAGTGAGATCTACCGTATCGTTCCAAATGATATTCAACCATTCAGGGCATCAGCCCGTCATCGTGCAGAAGCGTTCTTACGCACAGTTGGAAAGTGGAAGGAAGTAAAACTATGAAATACCCAAGTTACTGCTGCCAAAAGTGCGGCGAATTAATTGGATGGATGGGAAGATTTATGTTTCCATTTTTACATAAATGTAAGTGCAAAAAGAAATAAATAAAAATATGATACAAGAATCATCAATGCAATCAGCATTAGACAATATAGAACAATTAGAACTAAAACTTGAATCGGCAAAATCACGCATTATTAATCTTGAAGATTACATTCATCGACTTGAAAAAGCGGCGGATGATTTGAGTGATTGCAAAGATACTTCTAAATATTCAATCGCAATTCTAAAATTTAAAATAGTAAAAGAAACAAAACCATGAACGAAAACTTTCATCTTCAAGAAATTGAAGGAATAAACAAAACAAATTACGAACTGCAAAATCGCATTCGCCAGCTTGAAAAGGTTTCAGCATCACTTATTG